ATTTCAACGCAGACGCAGCCGCGAGGGCTGGCGCTTCAGTCGGTAGCCGACGCCATGAAGTTCGGCGAGATGGTGGCTAGCAGCGACTTCGCCCCGAAGGACTTCAGGGGCAAGCCGGCGAGCTGCATGCTGGCGATTCAATGCGGCGCCGAGATTGGATTGGCTCCGCTGCAAAGCCTGCAGTCGATTGCCGTCGTAAACGGCAGGCCGGCGGTCTACGGCGACGCCGCCCTGGCGGTGTGCAAGGCGAGCCCCGTCTGCGAGTACGTGACCGAGAGCATCGAAGGTGACGGCGAGCAGATGGTTGCCGTCTGCACCGCCAAACGGCGTGGATACCCGCAGCCCACAGTGGTGCGTTTCACGGTGGCAGACGCCAAGAAAGCCAGCTTGTGGGGCAAGAGCGGGCCGTGGTCCCAGTATCCGCGCCGCATGCTTCAGATGCGGGCTAGAGGCTTCGCCCTCCGTGACGCCTTCCCTGACGTTCTAAAGGGGCTCGTCACGGCCGAGGAGGCCCAGGACTACCCGACGCCTGCCGCGCCGACTGAGCCCGTCAGGGAGCCCGTCGTGGTGCGTCCCAAGTTTGACGACGAGCGGCCGACCAAGGTCGTCCTGCAAGAAAAACGCTCCCCACCCCCGCCCATCACCGACCCGGTTGGCAAGGCTCGCATCGCTATCAGCGACGCAAGCACGCTCGACGCTCTGGACAAGGTGCGGACGCTGATTTCAAAGCGGCTCGAGGACGGCACGTTCACCCAGGAGCAGCATGACGACCTGGTGTCACTTGCTGTCACCAAGGCCGAGATCCTCATCGGGGCCGAGCAAGAGGTGCAGGCGTGAGGCAGCGACGCTACCGAATCGCCAGCCCGTCTCGTGGAGACATCGCCCACTGGGCGCTGTTGCGCGAGGTCGAGCGGAACCAACTAGCGGCAGAGGAGATTGAGGCTATCCGCGAGCGTGAGGAGTACATGCTGGCGAATGCCAAAGCCGCCATGCCTACCGTGCCGGCGGTGCCAGGACTAGACGCAGCTGCACGACGGCTTGGCTGCGAGGACCAATATGAAAACGACCTGCGAGCGAGGTACGGCGACACGTTTTGACACTTTGCGACCGGCACGCCATTGCCGTAGGTGCTGCGTTTCACGGCACCATTGGCCGCCCAGCGGATGGGTGGCGAGTAGCCACCGCAGTCGCCGCCGACTCCACGGTAAAGCTACCGCCTGCCCCACGTCACGGGGCCAATACACGAAGGGATGAATGACATGAAACGCATTTGCAACCGCTGCAACACCAAGCGAAGCCCGCGAGTGACGCGGTGCTTGAGGTGTGGCAGCCCAGAGTTTCGCACTGAAGGGGAGAAGAAATGATTGCAGTATCTGGCCGATATGCGGCGTTCCTTGAATCGAAGCAGCAACTCGACGGCGACCACGGGTTTACGCCAGAGTTCCTGCCTGGCTGGCTCTTCGACTACCAGCGGCACCTCATCGAGTGGGCTTGCCGCAAGGGTCGCTCGGCGATCTTCGCCGACTGCGGCATGGGTAAGACGCCAATGCAGTTGGTGTGGGCTGAGAACATCCGCCAGCAAACAGGCAAGCCGGTGCTGATCGCGACCCCTCTCGCTGTCAGTTACCAAACAGTCGAAGAGGCCAAGCGGTTCGGTATCGACGCGGTGCGGTCGAGTGGCGGCAAGCCGGAAGCCGGCATCGTGGTCACGAACTACGAACGGCTGCACAACTTCGCACAGGGCGATTACGGCGGCATGGTCTGCGACGAGTCGAGCATCCTCAAGAACTTCGACGGCTCAACAAAGGCTCTCGTCACCGAGTTCATGCGTCTGATTCCGTATCGGCTGCTGTGCACTGCAACGGCCGCCCCAAACGACTACCACGAACTTGGTACGTCCAGCGAAGCCTTGGGCTATCTTGGCTATCAAGACATGCTCTCGCGGTTTTTCAAAGAGGATGTCATCAAGGACTACCTCGGCTGGGGCCGCAAAAGCTATCGCTTTCGCGGGCACGCCGAGGAACCATTCTGGCGGTGGGTTTGCTCGTGGGCGAGGGCGTGCCGCAAGCCGAGCGACCTCGGATTCGATGACGGAAAACTCGTCTTGCCGCCGCTCCGCGAACACGAGCACGTCGTGCATAGCAGCAAGACGCGGGCTGGGATGCTTTTCTCACTGCCGGCCGACACCCTGCAAGAGCAGCGCGAAGAGCGGCGAATCACGCTTGAGGACCGCTGCGAGGCGGCGGCTGGACTCGTGGCATCACACGCCGGTTCGTCCGTTGTGTGGTGCCATCTAAACGACGAGGCGGACCTACTGGAGAGGGTCATTCCAGACTGCCGTCAAGTAAGCGGGTCGCAGAGCGAAGACGAGAAAGAGGAGCTCTTGCTTGCGTTTCAGTCGGGACAACTAAAGCGGCTGGTTACCAAGCCGAAGATCGGTTGTTTCGGATTGAACTGGCAACACTGCCACAACGTCGTGACGTTCGCCTCCCACTCATGGGAGCAGTACTACCAGGCCGTGCGGCGGTGCTGGCGATTCGGTCAGACGCAGCCCGTAGATGTGCATGTCATTGCCACTGAGGGCGAAGTAGGTGTGCTCGCGAATCTGCGACGCAAGGCCAACGCCGCCGACCGCATGTTTGAGTCACTTGTTCGACACATGGGTAATGCCATGGCCGTTGATCATCGAAGGACGTTCCCCCACAACGAAAGGATTCCGTCATGGCTGTCAGCGACCAAGTAATCACAAACGAGTACGCGATTTACAACGGCGACTGCTGCGAGGTTCTCCAGAGCATCCCAGACGAGTCGGTACACCTCTCGATCTACTCGCCGCCGTTTGCGGCGGATGGGGCTGGGTGCCTGTACCACTACTCCAGTTCAGAGCGTGACCTGTCGAACTGCCGCAGTCACCAGGAGTTCTTTGACCACTATGCCTTCGTGGTGGGCGAGATCCACCGGGTGACGATGCCTGGCCGGCTGTCTGCCGTGCATTGCATGGACATTCCCAGGAAGACATCGCCTGGAGGGCTGGTCGATTTCCCGGGCGAAATCATCCGACTGCATGAGTCGCTCGGCTGGCGGTTCTGGTGCCGGCACTTTATCTGGAAGGAGCCGCTCGGCGTCCGCAATCGCACGATGGCGAAGGGGCTGGCTCACAAGCAGGTCGTGACTGACGCGAGCCTGTGCGACGTTGCCTCGGCGGATTGCCTGCTGCTTTTCCGCAAGGACGGCGACAACCCGGTTCCTGTTGCGAACCCGAACGGACTTCTGGAGTACGCGGGCGAGCGTGAGGTTCCCGCTGAGTTGCTCACGTATCGCGGGCACAAGGGCAAGCAGATCGAAAACCGCTACTCGCACTGGATTTGGCGGCAGTATGCGTCGGCTTTCTGGGACGACATCCGCCTTGAGAGAACGCTGCCGTATAAGCAGGCTCGAGAGGATGACGACGAGCGGCACATGCACCCGCTGCAGCTTGACGTGATTGAGCGAATCGTCCATCTGCGGAGCCTGCCCGGCGAGACGGTGCTCACGCCGTTCATGGGCGTCGGCAGCGAGGCTTACGGTGCCGTGCTCAACGGACGCAAGGCAATCGGCGTCGAGCTCAAGCCCGCTTACTACCGGCAGGCTGTGAAGAACTTGGAGGAAGCAGCCCAGGGACGGAAGGCCGAGGCCACCCTCTTCGACGCGGAGGCCGTGGCATGAGCGACTACTACCAAAGCGATGAAAAGAGGATTGCTGAGCTACCACTATTCGGCTTGCTTGCGAAGTCTTTGTCTGTGGTTGTAGAGCCGGTGCAGCAGATTAAAGAAAAGGCGAGGGAGTTTCACGCGAGCAGGCAGGCTCAGGAGCACGCTCTGACGAAGTTACGAACAGGCCAAGGACTTACGAAAGTTGATTACGAACAGTCGTTCGGCGATGGCAGGCGACTAGCGCCGGCAATTGAGCAACTTCGCAATGCTCACGGCTTCTCAATTGACGGGCACGGCACAAACAAGCGGCCGTACAAACTTTGCGATGTTTCGCAGCGCCCAATCCTGGCGATGGTAACGCCCGACATGAAGGCGATTTACTACACGCTACCGCATTGGCATAAGGTCAAACAGCAACGACAAGACCACGACTCGCATCGGTGCGTCTTGTGCATCTCTGGGTCAGAACTTCGGTGCCATCATGTGTCGTACACCAAGCTGTTCAATGAGCCGATTGAAGACCTAATGACGCTGTGCGACAGGTGTCACGCAAGAGTTCACCAAGACTGCCGACTGAAGTTCCCTAGCGGAGTCTCAACCAATTATGCCCACTTGCTGGGCTGGACAGGATTTGAGACATGGCTGCTGCCGTAACGAGCCTAGCGAAGATTAGTGAGGCCCGCCGAGCACTCGCGTCGGCGCAGACTCTCGAAGACGTTCTGAGCATTCGCGACCAGGCAAAGGCGTTGGAGGCGTGCCTAAAAATCGTTGGCGAGAGCTTACAGGCTGCGAACGACGCCGCCGAGGTGAAGCTGCGGGCCGAGCGGAAGGCTGGAGAGATGCTTGCCATCAGAGATGATGCGAAAGGAAGAAATCAGCACACGCTGGAGGGTGCGGTCATCGTGACCGCACCCTCACTCGCTGAACTTGGAGTTACGCAGAATCAGTCAAAGCGATGGCAGCGAGAGGCAAAGGTAGATGAAGAGGCATTTGCGCAGTACCTCGCATCTTGCCGCGAGGAGCAACGCGAGATTACGCAGGCTGGCTTACTCAATATCGCCAAGGGCTGCCACGTATCCGCTAACAGCGGCGAGAACGAATGGTATACGCCGCCTGAATACATCGAGGCGGCCCGCGATGTCATGGGCAGCATTGACCTTGACCCCGCTAGCTGCGAAACGGCTCAAGCCAACGTCAAAGCCAAGCGATTCTACACCATCGACGATGACGGACTTGCGAATAAGTGGACAGGGAATGTCTGGCTGAATCCTCCTTACTCCAAGGAATCAATCGGTCAGTTTGCCGCAAAGCTCGTCGCTGAGTCAGGCCGCATTCAGCAGGCAATCGTACTTGTTAATAACGCGACCGACACGGCGTGGTTCCATGAGTTGGCCTCCGTCGCGTCTGCAGTCTGCTTCCTCCGTGGTCGCGTTAAGTTCCTAGACCAAACAGGCAGGCCAGCAAACACGCCAGTTCAGGGCCAAGCAGTGCTGTACGTAGGGCCAAATGTTGAGCACTTCAGGAGTAGGTTTTCGACCTTTGGGCTTGTTGTCGTCCCAGTTCGAGAAGTTCTTGAAGCGGGCACACCTCACGCCCTCGGACATCGCTAAGGAGGCCAAGGATGGCCGGTAGTTGGATCAAATTCCGCCACGACCTAATCGACGCACCGGAGATCCGGCGTCTGTCGAAGGCGTGCGGCGTCACCCGTGACGATGTCTACGGGAAGCTGTTCAGGCTGTGGTCGTGGTTTGACCGCCACAGCCACAACGGAGCCGTCGCCGGCGAGTCTGGCGAACTGGTGGACGAGATCGTTGGGCATTCCGGGTTCGCTGCGGCGCTTGTCACCGTCGGGTGGCTGTGCGACGACCAGGACGGGATTGTCATCCCGAATTGGGAGCGTCACAACTCGGAAACTGCCAAGGAAAGAGCGTTAGATGCCGCTAGAAAGGCACTTTCGAGAATGTCCGGGTCCGACCCGGACACGCCCGAAACACCC